GCAGGGCGAGGACGGATGGCCTGTCGCCTATCGCTACCGCGTAGGCGACGTCACCCGCGACATTCCGGTAGAGGACGAGGACGGCTGGCCGTGCCTGATCCACCTGAAGGCCTTCCACCCGGCAGATGACCATTATGGCGCGGGCTGCCTCTCGGCGGCCGAGCAGGCGGTGGCGATCCACAACGAAGCCGCGCGCTGGAACCTGGCCCTGCTGGAGAACGCCGCGCGGCCATCCGGGGCGCTTGTCTATGATAGCGGCGCGGACAGCATGGGCCTGACCGCCGACCAGTTCGAGCGGCTGAAGGCCGAGCTTTCCAGCGCCTACCAGGGCGGCGGCAATGCCGGGCGCCCGATGCTGCTGGAGGGTGGACTCAAGTGGCAGAGCCTCTCGCTCTCGCCTGCCGACATGGATTTCGCCGAGCTGAAGGCGGCTGCCGCGCGCGACATTGCACTGGCCTTCGGCGTGCCGCCCATGCTGCTCGGCCTGCCGGGCGACAACACCTACTCCAACTACCGCGAGGCCAACCGGGCGCTGTGGCGGCTCACCCTGCTGCCGCTGGCGGGCAAGATCCTTGGCGGCCTGTCGCATGGCCTGTCGCCCTGGTTCCCCGAGCTGTCGCTGTCGGTCGATCTCGACCGCGTTCCCGCGCTTTCCGAAGATCGCGAGAAGCTGTGGAAGCAGGTGAGCGAAGCCGATTTCCTCAGCCCTGAAGAGAAGCGCGCGATGCTCGGCCTCGCGCCCGCCAATCCCGGAGATAACACATGAACCGCGAAGACATGCTCGCCGGGCTGATGGCCCAGGCGATCGACACCGGCGCAGACCTCGTCACCCTGCGCGCCATCGTCGAGGAATCGAGCGAACTGGGCGCCGAACGCGTGCTCGACAAGCTCGGCCTCGAGGATGAGAAGGCGCAGGACGATCTCGACGAATTGAGCGACCTGCTGGCTGCCTGGCGCGCCGCCAAGGCCAGCGCGAGCAAGGCTGTGATCGACTGGGCGGTGCGCGCGCTGATGGCCATGCTGCTGATCGGCATTGCCGTGCGACTAGGCGTTACGGACCTGCTGCGGTGAGCCGGGAGAAACCCCTGCGCATTGCCGGCTATGCGGCCCTGTTCGATGTGGCCGACAGTGCCAAGGACACCATCGTGAAGGGCGCTTTCGCTCGGACGTTGGCCGAACGCCGCGATCCTCTGCCGCTCTATTGGCAGCACAACCCTGACCGGCAGATCGGCGTGGTGGAGCGAGTCGAGGAAGACACGCGCGGCCTGCGCGTAATCGCCCGGATCGACAACCCGGAGGCCCGCGCCACCAGCGAACTGCTCAGCCGCCGCACAAATGGCCTCAGCTTCGGCTACCGCGCGCGCGGCTATCGCCGCTTCCCCAGCGGCCGCGTGCTGGAAGACATCGACCTGTTCGAAGTCAGCCTCGTTACCCACCCGCTGCAGCCGGGCGCGAGAGTGCATCTGTTTGTTTAGCCTCAAGCGCCAGCGGGCCCGTCCGGGCCCTTAGGCTTCCGACCTGACCGGCCGACACGCCTTCTCGCTTGCGGTCGCTGCGCGCGCGAATTTGCCCGAACCTCCCGCGTTCCTGCGCAGGCAGGATCATCCCGAAAACCACCCCCCAAACGGCCCCAGCCTGCGCTGGGGCACACCCTCTCCTTGCAAGTGAAAAAGGTGAATGCCCCCATGGATATCGAAATCGAAACCCCGATGCCCGCCGACGCGCTGAACGACAGCTTCGACATCGTCGCCCGCCAGGACAAGGCGGACGAGGCGATCAAGGTGCTGCGCTCCGACGTCGACGAGGTGAAAGCCCGCATCGACAAGATCGGCAAGGCCGCTGCCCGCCCCGCCATCGGCAATGCCAACGGCGATGTGCCCAGCTCCGAAGTGAAGGGTTTTGTCGACGGCTACTTGCGCCGTGGCCGCGAGAGCGAGATCAAGTCCGTCTCCGGCGCCACGCCGATCGACGGCGGCTATGCCGTGCCGCGCGAAATTGACGCGATGATCGCCAGCGAGCTGAAGGAAATCTCACCCATTCGCCAGCTGGCGCAGGTCGTGCAGGTCGGCTCTGCCGGTTACCGCAAGCTGGTGACCACCGGCGGCACCGCGTCCGGCTGGGTCGGCGAGACCGCGCCGCGCCCTGAAACCGACACGCCCGACTTCGCCGAGATCGCTCCGCCGACCGGTGAGCTCTATGCCAACCCGGCAGCCAGCCAGGCCATGCTCGATGATGCCGCTTTCGACCTCGAAGGCTGGCTGGCAAGCGAAGTGGCGATGGAATTCGCCCGCGCAGAAGGGGCTGCCTTCGTCAACGGTACGGGTGCCGACCAGCCGCTCGGCTTCCTTGCTTCGCCCACCTCTCTGGCAGGTGACGCGGTGCGTCCGTTCGGTTCGCTGCAGTATATCGGTTCGGGCGATGCCAGTGGCTTCGACACCAACCCGGAAAGCCGCCTGATCGACCTGGTCCACACCATGAAGGCCGGCCACCGCCAGGGCGCCAGCTGGGTGATGAACTCGGCCACGCTGTCCGAAGTGCGCAAGCTGAAGACCACTGACGGCGCCTTCCTGTGGCAGCCGGGTCTGGTCGAAGGCCAGCCCGATCGCCTGCTCGGCTACCCGGTGATCGAGGCTGAGGACATGCCGGACGTGGCAGGCGGCACCTTCCCGATCGCCTTCGGCAACTTCAAGGCCGGCTACATCATCGCCGAGCGTTCGGCCACGCAGATCCTGCGCGATCCGTTCACCAACAAGCCCTTCGTGCACTTCTACGCCACCAAGCGCGTGGGCGGCCAGGTGCTCGACAGCTCGGCCATCAAGCTGCTGAAAATCGAAGCGTAAGCGCGCGCCATCTGACGCTTCGACCGCGGGCAGCGGTTCCTCATTGCCGCTGCCCGCTTCGCGCCCGCTCGCCGTCGAGACCCTCCTTCCCCCCCTCCGGCGAGCGGGCGTGTTTAGATTGAAAAGGAATTTCCCATGAAGCGGGCTATTCTCGTGCCGGCGGTCCTGCCTGGTCCGGCACTTGCCGAGCTGAAAGACTGGCTCGCCATCACTACCACGCGCGACGATGAGACGTTGTCGGCATTGCTGCGTGCGGCTTTGGACACCTGCGAGGCCTTCACCGGCACCATGGTGCTGGAGGCCACTTGCGAAGAGGTGCTGCGCAGCGCCTATGACTGGCAGCGAATCGCCACCGCGCCTGTTGTCGCCATCACGTCAGTCGAGCAGATGGCCACCGACGGTACGCGCAGTGCGCTGCCGGTGGACGGCTACCTGATCGATATCACTGCCGATGGCTGTGGCCGTGTGCGGCTGACTCGGGCCATTGCCGAAACGCGCATTGTCGTGCGCTTCGATGCTGGGCTCGCGCCCGATTGGGCGAGCCTGCCCGAAGGATTGCGGCACGGCATCATCCGGCTTGCCGCGCACCAGTATCGCGAGCGTGACCAGGGTGACGCCAGGATGGCGACGCCAGCTGCCGTTGCGGCGCTGTGGCACCCCTGGCGGCGGATGCGGCTGGCATGATCACGGCAAGGACCACCGCTTTCACCAGCCTTGCGCGTCGCCTTGCCAACCACGCCCGTATCGCCGCCGAAGCGCATGCCGAAAATGCCCTTCGCACCCAAGCAAAGGACCCCTGGCGCTGGCGCAAAGCGCGCCTGCTCTGGCCTGGCAGCACACAGGAGAGCTGATCGATGGAAAGCCAATTCCGTAGCATTGTGATCGACTGGCTGGCCAGTGATCCGGTGCTTTCCGCTGCGCTCAACGATGTGGCCGAGGAGGCGCCCTCACGCGCCAGTCGGCCATGGCTGGGAGTGGCGGCAAGCGCCAGCACAGACTGGAGCACCAAGACCACGCGCGGACGCGAAGTGCGCATTGCGCTGGAGCTGCAGACACGCGGCGAGGAAGCGGCCGAAACCGCTGCGCTCGTCGGACAGATCGAAGAGCGGATCGAGAGCCTCCCACGCGATCACACTGGCCTGTCGCTGGCCAGCACCACCTTCCTTCGCGCTCGCGCCGAGCAGCGCCCCGGCAACACCCGCGCGGTGCTGCTCGAATACCGTTTCCGCATCCTCGAAGCCTGACCCTCACATCGTAGAA